TGTCAATAACCTTATTCGTACCTCCCAATCATCAACGGCCATCTAGATTATCACTAGGTGGCCGTTTTATTTTAGGGCTCCCAATAGGTCTGCGACCCTCTGTAATAATTCTTTGTTAGCTCTCTTTTACCGGTAGTGAAATGTTTATCTGTTAGAATAAAATAGTTATTTGGCAGAAGAGCAAAGTGACCTCCATCTACAATCAGAAGAGAAAGAGGTTTATGCTCTTGCGGATGCTTAGCAAATGCGTCATCCCAGTCCACAACGATTCCAGTGTGTCTGCCCTTCTGTGGGCCGAAACGAAGCTCTACAGTTAAACCTTCAAGATATTCCAAGCTAGATATTTTTAAGTCTCTGCCCATACAGCCCCAAGGTTGAAGAATAGCTTGATCAACCTGCGGCCCAACATGATCTTCTGTTCTCAACAAATGTAGTGGAATACCGCTCCAGTTAGCTCCAGTATCAAGAAGTACATGGGTTAGTAGAGCTTGGCCTTCTCTGCCATAAATACCATGAAGTAATCCGCGGGTATATCCTTCAGGCATTTTAGGACCAAGCAACGCATTAGGTACGCTAACGTAGAAATGCTGAGGCAAGGTTTTATGAATCATTTCATTCCATTTGACTTGTGCCAGTTATATGCTTCAACGGCGTTCTTAAACTTTGGCGTTGCAGCTACACTTGTACGAGATCCAACCGATGATTTTAAGGCAGTGTCTCTTCTCGCAGATTTTTGTTCAGCAAACTTAGATCTTTCATCGTTAATTTTTTGTGATCCAACTTTAGCTTTTACAATGTAAAATGCATCTTCCAACTTAAGCTCTGGTCTTTGCGCTAAAAGCTCAAGAATAGGCTTTCTGTATTCGGGATCAGATAGCTCAGGATTATCTCTTTTAAAATCCTCTAGCTGAAGCTTTCTTTGCTGCAGCTGTAGCTCTTCTTGAGCGGGCTGAAGCATTTCTTTAAGCATAAGTTTGGCTTGTCTTTGTATTTCTAACTTCATTCCTTCGGGGTCAAATAAATCATATTCCTGGTTAGTGTCTATATTCTCTAGCTTCTGAGCCAAAGAGCCTTTCATTATGTGTTCATTCTTGCGGATCATCTCTGCTTCTTTTGCCTCAAGAGATTTTCTCATAGAGGAAATTTCCTGTGTCTTTCTGGTGTAATCACCGCGAATATTCGCAAGATGTTTTCTTACATCCTCTGGCATGTGCTGCATCCAGTGGTGTAAGGGCTTCATGCCCGTGTGATTTTCCTGTTTAAATTCCTCTACGTCATCTTCTGACATATTTAACAGGTCATCTAGGGTTAAGTTACCAAGATCTTCTTCTACTGAGGTGTTGTCTTCTACGTTGACAGTCTCGTTGTTTTCTGACATTTTTTATTCCTTTTTAAAATCTCTGACTTTTAATAATTCACTATTTTCTGTAACTTTTGTTTTTAAATTAGTTAGCAAGAATGCTAGCTCATAAACTTCATCCCAACTGATTTTTTTAATTGTAGCAGCTTGTAAAACTTCTATGAGATGGCTAACATCTTCTTTAGCTAATTTCATTTTTATTCCTTTGTCTTTGCAATTTGTGTTACGATTATTACTATTAGATCCGAAAGTTGTTCTAGTAGTTCCTGAGCTTCGGCGTCATCTATTCCGCCTTTGGCTGACTTTATAAGTGTGCCAATTAGTTTTGCGATTTTTACGATTGGTAGTTTTATAGACATTACATTCTCTCCATCATGAGATCATCTTCCATTTCTGGGCTCATTTCCATCTCTGCCATTGGCTCCTCCATTGGCTCCTCTTGCTTTTCCTCTTGTAAGAATCTTTTAAATTCTCTGTCCTTGGAAAGCATTTCTATTTTACCAGAAAGAGACATAAGACCTGCATCATCCATGATTCCTTCCATGTCAATTCTCATTTCGGGATTGAGAACGCCCGCTTCAATAGCATCATCGACAGCTGAAGCAAACATAGAAAGCACACGAACAAAATCGGTAGGAAGTACATCCACATCTCCAATCTTTGGATAGCTGGGATCCTGACCAAATAGCGGAAGAAGTTTGTTGGTATTTCTAACAAGAGGATCCAAGCCTCTGCTGGTGAAGGTGCCTCGCGGAGCCATCTGGACATACATATCCTCGTCTTCCATTTCAAGTTTGTTGAGGTCTTCAGCTACTGGTGAGCTTTTTGGATCTCTACCACCAACCTGTATTTCAACTTCGACCTTGGGACCTTTTCTTATTTTATCTCCTGGCATCATTTTCATCATTTTTTTATCTCCTGAATTTTTAATTGTTTATTTTTTCTAACAAAGGAATTAAGCCTGGCTGGATATTTATCTTGTAGGAATTTTACCTTGCCCTTCATCTCGGCCTCCGGCCCTTAACGCTACGCTTATATAAAGTACTGAGAGGCCATTTTTGTGTAATCGAACTTAAATTTAAATGCTAATTTTTTCATCGAAAGTTTCATGAAGGCTTCCATCGAGACAGGCTTCGGTTGTAAAGGTTTCAGTCATGGCTCTGATTTTATCTCCGCCGTATTCTTTGACCTTACTATTATAGGTATCTGTCAAGCGGTCCTGCTCTGCGACCTTAGCTTCTTTCTTTGCTACCTGATCATCCCACCAATGTGGAGCTAAATCAGATTCAGAAACAAATCCTCTGGCCTCCATAATCTTTGCTTCCTCTCGTTTATTATGCACTTTCTTTCCGAGAGCATGCGAATAGATACCTTGACCATCGAGGCCACTGTTCCAATTTGCATTCCAGATTTGTGCAGTCTTTGCGATTAATGGAGGTAATTTCTTCATTACTATATCGCAGTTAACGCAAAGAACTTCTACGACAGAAGAACTTCTTAAAAACTTTTCTTCAACTGATCCGCAGTTAGGACACTTATAATCATGTAGGGGCATTTTTAACCCCTTCCCTGTAGGGCTGTAGCAAGCTGCTGAGCAGAGGTTTCGTTTGTAGCGACACCACCTTCGATGTTGCCTATATCTGCGGCTGAGGGGCCAGCAGTAGGGGCAGCAGGAGCCTGTGGAGGCATGTCTAGGAAGGTCTTGGGAAGCTCGTACATTCTTATGATTTCTTCCTTGATTACCTGTGGAGGAACACCGAGGCCCTGCAAGGTTGGAAGCAGACTTAAAAGATTTTGTTTTTTAATTGCGTCAGACAAAGGCGTAGATCCTTGATCTAAAGCATTTATTCTGAACTTGCCTTCGAGGTCGTCACTTGTAATCGTTCTTCCTTCTCCCTCAACATTAAGAACAGCTTTCTCGCCTTCATCAGCAAGAAGAACAAGTGTTCTAAGATAAACATTAACAATACCTTCTAGAGCATTATCTCTTTCTCTTGCCAACTTTCCGATTTCACTTGCAGAATATTGGGCCAGTGCAGTGATCTCTGTTGCTGTTGCTTTAGTAGCCTCACCCCTGGCGAATGGCGCAAGTGAAGAGCCTCTGTTAATATCGCTTTCAATATAGTTTTGGTAACGATCAAAGTTAGATGAAATTGGTTCGACACCAACAGGCTTGATTATTCCCTCTAATGTATCGCCGTCAATCGGAATCATCGCTCCGTCTACGCCGCTCGTAATCTGAGCTAAACTTTCTTCATCAACCATACCTTCTCTAAAGAGATATTGTCTGCTGTCTCTTCTGGTTGCGTTGGCCCAGTATGTACGAAGAATATTTTTTTCATAGAACTGGTCGTATAGTCTTGCTACTGCAGATAGACCTTCCATTGGCTTGCTTGGCGACCTGCTGTAAAAAAGAGGAACGATTGGAGCGAGAGGATTATCATTGTAGGTTCTGACAGGAATCTCTGATTTAAGAATTATGCCATCGCCATTCTTGTAGCTGGGCGACCAGTAATAGACCTCGTCATTCAGAAGGTCGTAAAGCTCAACAATCTCAATGTAAAGATAATCATCGGGTAGGTCAGCATAGTCTTGCTTAGTATAGCTAACTGGGCCGCCACCTTCATCGAAGTAGTTTTCTTTAGGAACAGCAACAAACTTTTTAGCCCCAAATTTTCTTTTGGCTTCTACCATGTTCAGGTAGTAAGTATGGCCGATAAATCTGTGAGCTTCTGCACCAGTAGCATCTCTATCTAGCATTACTTCCCAGCAAGGAATTGCTCTGATGGTAACTTTATCTAGCATTTCATCGCTTGGTACGGGTGAAAGCTTAAGGGCACTGTACTGATAAATGAGAGCTAGTCTTGAAGCAATCTCTAGCTGCTCTCTTTGATTGTAAAGAAATCTGTTAGCTGCTGCCTGAGCTAGCTTAGGATCACCACCCGTCGCGGCGAGGTCAGGACCAATGACTACGCTTGGTGACTTAGAAAAAAGTGATGAGATAAAAGATTCTACGTAGTTATAACAGTCAGAAGTTTCTATTCTGATCATGCTTTCATCGTATTCTTGTTCCTTCCAAAATTTGCTCTCATAACTATTTTTATATTTTTTAAGTTCTCCAGCTTTATTTTTCCAGTAATCTTTATGATCCTGCCAAATAATTCTGATGAATTTCTGTGTCTCTTCGTTATTTCTAGCCATAAAATTGTCTCCGCTTTATAATTTATAAGAAAAAGTCAAGCCTAATATCTACGGTTTATACCAATGCCAACACCATTGTTTTGTATAGCTCTATTAACTTTTTTTGCATGTATCCAATTAGGTAAGAATGGCTTATGCTTTAGGGTTACTTTAGCTATACAAACATAAGCTAAAGCAATTGCGATTGCATTGTCACCGTGGCCATCCATATTATCAGGGATCTCTATAAGACCTCGATCAGTAAGCTGTAAAGCTCTTAGCTCAGCATAAGTAATCATATCTATTGAGCCTATGTAGCCTTCTGTTAATAATGTTTTAAGATTCTCAAACATTTCTGTTTTAGATTTACTTGTTGTATTCCAGTCTTTGTCAGCCTCTTTCCAGATATTATAGTAGCCTAGATGTCGTAGTTCATTCAGGACAACGTTGCCGAAGTTATTGCTTTCAATGAGCACTAAGGCTCCGTTATAATCAGTAGCAATCTCTTGAATGCGCTTAGCAAGAGCAGCGGGCACAATGTGTCGGGACCTATATATCATTACCGGATTGTAGGTTTTTTTACTAACAACATAAATAACACTATAATCTCGCCCAACGCCAGCGGCGACATCGACCCCGATTGCATAAGAATCATCTTTGTCTACAGCAATCAACTGGTTCCATTCAACAGGTTCTATGGGCAATACTTCTACGTTCTCGAAGTCCTCCTTTCTAAAGTATACGTTGCCAGTCTGACTATAAGCATCTTCTATATCTGCTGGGAATTCTCTTCTAAACTTCTCAAGGCCAATTTTAGAAATCTTTTTTCTTCGCCAGGCTATCTGCTCTATGTCAAGGCCAAACTTAGCTTTAATCATTTCTTCTTCTTCAGAAAGAATCATGTCACCCGCGGTAGTTCTGTATGCCTGATGATAAAACCAAGGAAAGAAAAGCTGATTCCATTCTGCTTCTCCTCTGGTAGCCTTGGTCCATTCCTGATGAAGTGCATCGTTAAAATGATTTGCTGTGCTTTCTATAACAAGCTGACCATCGTTAAGTGCATTTAGCGCAGTGGCTTTTAATTCCTCTGGATTTGGCGAGAATGTATATTCCGACATGTGAAGATAAGAACATGTAAAGCTTCGGATACCGCCCTCGGCACCCGCAGACACTGCGATTATCTTTGCGCCAGAATCTTTAAACTTTAATTCTGTTGTGTTCTCAACTTCTAATGGCTTCTGTAAAAACTTAGGAAGGTTATCATAGAATATCTTATGCATGCCTAACAAGTGCTTAGCTGACCCCAACTTATGTGACAGTATAGCAAAAGTTGTTGGTTCTTTGCTTACATAAATCTTCCAGAAGAAATAAGCACCAACGATTGTGCTGCTGCCTATCTGGCGACCTTTAAGGATCAGTGTTGGCTCGCCTTTCTCGAGGGCGCTAATGATGTGTACCTGTTCTCTATTTGGAACAAGATTAACTAGCTTGCCTTCTTTGTTTATGATCTTTAATCTTTTTATGAATTCAACTGGATTACTTAAGATCCTTTGGACATCGGCCTTTGTTCCCATTAGTTCTCCAGGCTAGATTCTAGATAATCTTGTACATCTTTTAGGTAATCGTCTATCTGACTAATATCATCATCTTCTTCTTTAGCAACGACCTTAACTGTTTTAGCATATTTGTCTACCATCTTGTTAACTTCTTCTAATTTAGCACTTCCGTTAACAAATAGATTTAAAGTATTGAGAAGAGCAAGCTTGAGGCCAATGTCGCCATTAGTTTCTTTGGCCCACTTTCTAAGTTTAACGATATAGTTTATTGGTCTTGGCATTTTAATCCTTACATTAAGGGTACATTATCGGTACATACCTTATAGAGAA